GGGTTTCGTAGGTTTGGATGCACTGGTTGAGTTTTCTAATTGCTGAGTCTCCTTCACTGGCGATGGCGATAAGAGCCTCACTAACCTGTCCACTAAGTTCGGTTCGTGCTTCTCCGCTGTTATCTCCAACGGCAACGGTGGCAACTGAGGTGGAACATACGGGGCTTTGGGTGGGGATTGACAGGCGCAAAGCACCAGAGGCAACATCAGCCCGCAACTTAGTTTCTTTAGTTCTAGCAGCATTTTGTGATTTCCTTAAAGTTTCAGCATAGGTTTTTGCTACGTTTGCCATGTTTTGCTCAGTCTCCCTCGCCTTGGCATTGAGTGCGGCAATCTCTACTTGCTGGCGCACATTCTCGTCATGGCTACCTTTGAAGTATCCACCGCCAAAAGATGAGGCTATAGCCATTAGGATGCCCAAAAGCACCCAAGGATTAAACAAACTCATGGCTTTGGTGGCTCATCATTGTCAATGGCTTCAGCTTTGGCACTGGCATTGGCTATTGCCTTGACACCAGACCTACCAGCTACACCACCCAAAACACCAGTGATAAACACCATAATGGTGCTGATCTGCTGTGTGTACACCTTGTCAATTGCCGCCATACTGCCATTCATAGGCTGTTGAACAAACGAAACTGAGTACAGAAACATACCCATAGAAGCCAACAGAATGGTCACCAAGATCACAATGACGAATGCCCATACTCTGACTTCAATCTCATCAGAACTAAGGCGATTATTAGGTTTATATCCAATGGTAGGCATCACTTTTTCTCCTCTGGTTTAACTAACATATCGGGACAAGTACCAGAAGCGATACAGATTGGTGGTTTGCAATCAGGCTCACTCCAATTCTTTGGGTCTTGGCAAGGGTAGCGATAGCGGTCGTCGCACCCTGTCAAACACAATATTATCAGTAATGGTATTAGGCTCTTTATCACGATCTTTCCTTTCAATCTTGCGTCTTAGTCTTTCAACCTGTTCAACCTGTTGTTTAACTTCATTCTTTGCTTGTAATACATCCATGTACAACATACCCAAAATAGGTAGCAACATACCCACAAGCAAACAAGCTGCAACCCATCCCATCACACTCTCCCAGTCTTGCTCAAGAGACCTACGATCAGCCACAGGTACAGTAGGAAAAGAATACTCACTAGCAGATACACCTGCTTTTCTGCTAGTAGTCGCTCTCTTTCCTTGCGTTGCCATTGTTCTGCATCTCTTTTCTTTCTAGCCTTTTGTTGCTCCGCAGCAATTACATCCTTCATCGCAAACACTTCAGAGTACAAAGCACCCATTTCGGGCGGTGACTGGTAGACCATACACTCCCTGATCTGAACCACCAATCTCTCCATTTCCTGTTGTGCAAGAACCCTGTTTAGGGCTTCTTCCATCAGGTTCACATCATCTGCAAAGACTACAGTCCTAGCCTTCTCCTCTGACTCCCTGATATGCGTTTCTAGCTGTTCTTGTAGCTTGAAAAACTCACTCAGGTTCTTAACGATGTCAGCTTTGACTTCAGTTTCGTCAACAGCAACATAGTCAGACTTCTTAGCTTTGCCAACTGAATTTGCAGCCTTGGGCTTTGGCTTGCTACCAAAGAACGCAAGTAACTGACCCCAGAATCCATGAAGCTCTTTGCCAATGGCAACAACTTCTTCACCAGTTCGCTTGATCTCGACAAAAGACTCTTTAGCTTGCTTATAGAGGTCACAGCCAGCTTGGATGTTTTTAACCAAGCCAGCCGCCAAAAGACAAATAGAGATTGGGTCAATTTTGTGTCCTTATTCTTTTGTAATTTGAGAAATAGTTCCACGGGTAACTTGACTTTGTGTTGGTGTAGAAGCGGATATAAATGCTCTAAATTCTCTTTGCATTTCAGGACTCATTTTTGCCATTAATGAACTCGCGATTGATGAAGATTGTTGCTTTGGCAAAACCTCTAAGAAATCTGCAAGTTTCTGTGGGTCAAGCATAAGATCAGTCATTTTTGCATCTAACTGCTTTTGACTTCCTGTTTTTAGTGTATCTAAAATAGATTTAAGAATTGTTATCTTACTGCTAATCATGCCCGGAACTTGTTCGCCACCAACAAACGCTTCCTCGCCTAATTCTTTAACGCTTCTACCCATTTCAATTGCTTTTTGTGATCTTGCTAAATCAGCACGAACACTTTCAACAGATTTAATTTGTTGAGGCGTGAGGAAGTCAGATAAATTTTCATATCTTTGAACTCCAGTAGTTCTTTTAATCAAAGCTGCTGAGTTATCTACGGCTGAAGCAAACTTCCCAGCTTTTTCAACATCAGTCAAATTCAAACTTAATTTGTCAATTAGCTCTTGACCAACTTGCATCTGATTAATTTTCTTGCTGTGGTCAGCAAATTTAGACAGGTAATCAGACCAAACTTTAGTCCCAGACGCATCATTAATAGATTTATCAAGAATCTTTTTGACAGACGTTTCTACATTAGTGGCTTGCGCTCCAAAAGGCTCATTTCTTTGTGTTAAAAATGACTTAATGTCGCTGCCAATTTCTTTACGAACATTGTATAAATCGACGCTATTGATAATTCCATTTTCATCAGCAAGATTTTCTAGCTTCGTGCGAAGTCCTTGCAATGAATTTACAAGCAATGAATTTGATCTATCTCCAACACGACCAAGACTTTCATCTATCTTTCCAAGAATAGGCTGTGTTGTAAGTGGATAAAATCCCTCATCTGAAACACTTTTAAGTTGTAATTGCTTGAAAGCAACTTCTGCTTTTCTTTGAGCAATAGGGTCAGCAAATTCTTGTGTTGCGCCAGAAAGACTTTTGGCAAGGTTATAGTTACCAACGTACCTATCAGGAAACTTCATAGGCATACCAGCAATTTGAGAGATTTGACCTCCTTGCGGCCCAGTGTCTGAGCGAGTCAATGCCTGCGCTTCTGCTGTAGCCGTTCTTCCTTGGGCTTGAAGATTCTGAACTACAGCGGCTTGTCGTGCCGCTATGTCTGATTCCAATTTGGGTACAGTTTGACCATAGACATTTGCTTGCTCAAGAGCAGTTTCACGCAATGGAGTGGTTTCTGCTGTCCTAGCCAATTTTGCTGCCGCTAAGTCTGCCTCAGTGCCAAATTGACCAACTAACTCTTGTTTGCGAGCAGTCGCTTGCGCTTGCTCTCTTTGTGCAAATTGAGGGCGTGTGCGAACTTGACTTGACAATCTCTGCTGCTCTTTTACAAGTCCTATTGCTGTTGGTGTACTTGTTAATGCTTCAGAAGTTGTTGGCTTGCTACCAGAAACAATTTCACCAGCATTTCTTAAGGCAGAAATTACTTGCTGTTTTTCATCACCAACTAAAGACTCAATATATCTTCGTGCCGCAGCCTCTTTATTTGCTGCTGTAATTGGCAAATTAACTAATTGATCTTTTATATAGGATAGTGATTTTACTGTTGCTGGAATTACTCCGCCTATCACAGCGCCCAATCCAATGTTAAACAATTTATCCGAGACATAAGAACCATCTTCTTTCCCACTAGGTGTCAATCCTCCTTGAATTGCTCCTCCACCCACGGCACTTATTCCTCTCTCAAGCAACCCGCCAGCGCCAGATGGAACCACTTTGTTAACGGGAGAAAATATTGCTCCTGCAAATTCAGGCAAATCTATTCCTTGCCTACCAACAGCTTCTCGTCCTTTTTCGTAAGCGGCTCTTTCTTGCCTAACAAGCGCAGATGCCCCTTGTTTTATGTCTTGACCAAACAAGCCGGTCTTTGCCAAGAGTTCATTTACACCTAACGCTGGCTGAATGATTGCCCCTCTTACCAAGCTATATGTTGGAGAACCAAAGCCAATCATCTTCTCTAGAAAATTAGGTTCTTCAGTTGAAGATGGTTGAGTTTGTGACTGAACAGAATCAGGCGCACTTGTGTCTTTCATAGATCGTGCAATTTTTGCTAATCTACGAGCGTCTTCTTGATTTCCTTGTGCATCAGCTTTACGTACAGCTTGCATCACTTCTTCATAAGTTGCCGCCATAAATACTCCGTTATTTGTATTTGTTTAACAATTCTTCATCAGACAAAGAGTTACCTCTGTAAAGAGGCTCTACTTTTGCAGCATCTCTGCGCTTGTCAATTCTTGCCTGTGCTTTTTCTCTTGCCGTTTGTGTTGATTTAACAAAATTGCTTAATGCTTCAAATGTTGTCTGCGTATCATTTTTACCATAAGCAGCAAGAAATTCATTTGCAAAACGCAATACGTCTTTGTCCGTTTGAACGCCTTTTTCTGCGCTTACTTTTAAGTTTGTTGCGGCTTGAACGGCGCGTTCCAAATTTGCATAAGCCCGACTTTCAACAGTTGAGTTACCAGTTACGTTAGCCAACTCATATTTGCGATTGTTTAAAAATCCAAGCTCTAAAGGCGCTTTGTTTGTTTTTGGGTCAATTACTAAATTTTTGACTACAGGAGAAAGTACAGTAATTTGAGAATCTAAATTATCAATTAGTTCTTCATCTTTAATTTCATCTTTAATCAAAGCCGCTGGCATTGGCTTGTTTGTAAATTGAGATTGTTTAAATTCAGATTTGATTTGAGCAATTTCTTTTCTGCCATTAAGTTCCATTGTCTTTAACATTGATGCAGTAGCGCCTCTTTCTTTTGCTGCCCTAGCTTCTGCATCAAGTCTTTCTTGCAATCTTTCAAGTTTTGCCTCATTGTCTTTACGAGCTTGTTCAGACTTAGCGTCAAGCCTTTCTTTTTGCTGCGCTGTAAGCATTTCTCTTTGAGCCGCTTTATCAGTAGATGCTTGCAATGTAGCAAGAACTTTATCTTGAGAACCATACTTAGTGACAATAGCCAAAACATCAGCTTCAGTTGCATTAGCAGGTAATCTAGACAATTCATCACGAAGATTCTGCTCTTGAGTAAGAGACAACTCTGCTTTTTGTGCTTCAGCAGTTGTTTTTCTAGCGGTAGCCATACCAGTTTGCATTTGTCTACCAGCATCAGCAA